TTATACGGATAAAGTAGGTGCCATCATTCAACTGACCCGCCGCGCCGGGGGTAGCACCGACTGGGGCAGCAATACCTGTGAAGGACGGGACCATATTGGAGCGGCAGAACCTTGCACCGCTGAACTCACCAAGCTCGTTATTGTAGAGCTTGTTGACGTCCGAACGAGACCAGGCCGCAGTCACAATGTTGTCTTCGCGCATATCTTGCTCGACGTTGGTGTGCATGACGGAGACGTAGTGGCGGAAACCCTTCGGAGAGTTGGAAGCCAGAGAGGGTTTACCCGCCGTGACTTTCACATCTTCCTCGTTGTCGCCCATGTATTCCCATGCGCCGATGGTGCGGAGAGCACCGATCATACGGTTGACCTCGTGGACATTCAGCACGTCGCCGGCCAGGAGAGCCGCACGAGAGCCGCGTGTGTTCACGTAGTTGATCTGCGTGGTGGCCATCAGGGCGTTGAAGGTGTTCCGTTCAACAGTCTCGGCTTGCTGCATAGCGACCAGCTCGATTGCCTTCTTGAAGAGCGGGTGGATAGGTGTGAGTTCCGCGACATCCGATACCGTGACGGTATCGCCCCACTGCTGGGCGACGGCGGAGACTTGCTCCAGAACCATCTGTTGCCCGGCAGGAGGGACCGCTTCAGATAGAGGCTGAAACGGCAGGGGAATACGGTTGTATCTGGACGCGGTGTACGTCACACCGAAGCCTGGGGGGAGCCTCAGTTTTTCACCAAAGGCATAAACAACCAGGAGGCGCTGCACAAGCGGCAGGGTTTTCTTCTGGATGTACTTTTGAAAATCGGCTGCAAAGGTTGCGGATACGTTAGTGCCCATTGTCGTTATCTCCTATTTAGATTTAACGGCAAGGACCATCCCCGCCGCTTAGATGTGTCGATTCCCGTACTGTTTCTCGAAGTTAGATACAAAACTATCTTCACCCCCGCTGCTCCGCGAAGAAGACACGTCGCTTCTTGAAGAAGGTGGTGTAGAAGATGCCGCCCGGACCCTTCTTTCGGCCCCGGCTCGTTTTGTCTTTTCCGCAGCGCCAGCACCTTCAGCAGCGGCCTTACCAATCAGCCAGTACAGAAGGTCGTCGCGGGTTGAAGTCTTTCCTTGCGCGCGCATGTTCTGGTGGATCTTTTCAACCTCATCCGCGTGCTTGGCAAGGTTAGGGTTCATTGCTGCCTTGGCGTGGAACAGAGCTTTGTCCTGCGCGTCGGCACTCTGGAGCTGGGTGTGGTACATCCGCGTTTCCAGGTCGTGTATCTTTTTGTTTTGCTGGAAGGCAATACGTTCTGCCGGCTCCATAAGAGCAAGAGCTTCCTGCTCCCTACGTTGGGCTTCGATGGTATTTGCTCTCGTATCAGTCTCGTATCTTTGCTGCCTTATGAGTTCGATCTGTGCGACCGCAGCAGCTCTTTCGATGTCGGCCTTATTGGCACGCTCTTCGGCTTCTTTGGCTCTCTTCGCCAGAGTTTGGTGCCGGTTCATCCCTCGTGTGGGTTCTGGGTCAGCCTCGGCGGTCTCTTCGCCTTCGGCTAATACTGCCTCTTCTTCGGCCTCATCGCCTTCATCGGCTTCGGGTTTCTCTTCTTCGGCATGGTTCTCCTCTTTCGGTTCCGCATTTGCTGTGGACACTTCCTCGTTCTCGATCTCTGTTTCTAGTTCTTCAGACATGTTTACTTTCCTTATGGTTAATGAGTTACGCTCATCGCACGATTAGCGGGTTACGCCCGCAACTCGATAGTTAGAATTATAACATAGGCTAGAGTTTATGCAAGTGAGTATTTTATCCTTGCTGGGCGAGGGGCATTGCATCTTGACGGACGGCTCCAGGAGGTTGCTGCGGGCCTGTCGGCGCTTGGACTTGGGCACCGGGTTTAGGTCCTCCACCCTGTTGCGGCTGGCCTTGCTGTTGCTGTGCCGCCTGCTTCTTGGCCATGTTCATCTGGTGTTCTGTAATATGTAATCTTATCATGCCCGTATGATCCCCTGACATCTTAGCTGCCTGCATGTGGCTTTGCATGTGCTGTGGATCGTCGTCTCCCATCTGCGCCATGACATGGAAACCATCCATGAGCATCTGGTTCTCTTGCTCCGGCGGGATCCCGAGCATGTGACGCTGATCGACCACGACCTTAGGACCGATCCTGGGTCCGAACACGACGTTGGCCATATGCTCCAGCACAGGAGCATTGTTGATCGTCAGGCCATTGAGTTTGTCCGGAGGTGTCTGGTTGAAGACGCCCAGTGTCGAGATCATCTGTTGGATAGCTTGCGTGCTCTTCATTGCTTCCGTCCCATACCAGCGGAAGGTGTAGTGCGACCCGACCTGAGACGGAGGAATAGCTTGCATCTCAGCTTGCACACCGATAGGTCCGAACTTTCTGACGATGACGTCCTTTGTTCTGTACTGGTAATCCAGCTCGTAGAAGAACGATAAAACTTTATTGAAGATTGCCTGCTCGATAATAGTCACCACGTCCGCTGTACTCTCCAGAGCAACCTGTTGTTCCTGCGCGACCTGCGACTGCGTGGGCTTCTTGTTCGCGTTGCCCATCGGGATCATAGCCGGATTTATCCCGAGAGACTGCATGATCTGAGTGCGGTGCATCTCGACCAGACCAGCGGCATCCTTCCACAGAGAAGGGAACGTCTGGAACTTAACCTCGTTCGGATCGCACTCCCACATAGCCCCCATCGCCAAGACCATCGTACCGACGCGAGGATTACTTACGGGGTTTGAGAACGTGATCGGCATCAAAGAATACTGGGCGCTGTCCTGACCCATGTTGACCGCGTCGTTAGCGGCATACTGAGACTTGGCGACGGGGATAACGCGGCTCTTGCCCCAGAACGCCCCGGCAACTTTAAGAGCTGGCACGCTGATAATATCTATCCTATCGGACCAATAAGGATTGCGCTTGCAGGATAGAATTTTTTTGTCGCCGGCCATGTAGATTAGACACATGCGCCGCTTGCCACCTATTTTTAATCTCGTCCATATTTTATAAACGAGCGCGTGCTTGCTGCCCTTGGCATCAACCTTCACGCCTGCGGCATCAAGGGACTTCTTGTCCGGGTTTGCTTGGTTCTCCCTTTTGGCGCTGCTAAACTCATCAAGTAAAGCCTCGCCTGCTTCCTCATCAAACTCCTCACTGTCAATCATATCCTGTATGCGACCTTTAGACATCCGCATTGCCAGCACCACCACATCCGCATCGTCGATATTATCCACGGAGGCGGGGAACACAAGGAGATCGCGGGAGTCAACACTCGTAACCTCGGGACCTGCATCTCCGACCTTCTCAAGTTCGACATCGGGAATTGTTCCCAGATCGGGAACAGCGCCACCCATCGCCTCGACGATCGGATTTTCTTTCTTCTTCACCGTGTAGCGGTGCCGATCTTTCCACGACACGCTGACGGAATACTGCCCCTCGATGTCTCCGGTTCTCAAGAGTGCCGGCAGGACCCGCTGCCTCAACTCAGCTTTCTCAACGTAATGATCCAGCAATGCCATTGTCTCATAAGGAACTTCAGCTTCGACACTTGTGACCTCACTGTACCGCCCCGACATGGGGAACATCATGTTGCTGAACCGCGTGACGCGGGCTTCGATAGCATCGTGTATGATGGGAATATAGATACTGCTTGTGCCGGAGTAGCTCTGGTTTTCATTGAGGACGCAGTTATAACAATCCCAGGCTTCCTCTATGGCTTCCGTCTGTTCCTTCTTGTCGTCGTAGCCAGCGCATATCTCAACAAAGAGCTCTTCCAGTTTCTCTTCAATCTTTGGGTTGCGCATCCACTGTTTGGTACGGTCCTCCCAATCGGGGAGGCTGTCCTCTTCCGGTGCGGCATCCTTCTTCTTGAATTTATCCAGGAAGGCCATTTATTTCTTTACCTTATTCATCCTGCCGGAATCTTTGTACCCGGACAACTTGTAGCCAGAGGGGTTGGTCTCCGAGTTGCCTTTGGAGGCTCCCGCTTTGCTGCTCGGTAGTTGTTTTTTACCTTTATCCGTCGCAGCCGTCCTAGTTTCTTTTGCCATTACTGTTTCCTCGGTAAGGTTGAAATAAATCTCCGGCCATCTGCGGTCGTCGCATATACCCGCTCGTCTGTACCTTGTAGCATACCAGATTGGATGAAGCCTGCAAAGCTCTCTATCGCCTCCATAACCAGCGAGTATTGATTTTCCTCAGGAGTGTCATCATGCGCACCGGTCTTCAGCATCTTCCGGGCGTACCCGCGCGCCAGGCCGTTGAGTACCCACGTCGCGCCCTTGGAGACCAGAAGCCCAGGCTCTCCTTTATTCCGCGTCTTGATGAACGGCGCCAGCACGCCTATGGATGACGCGGCAAGCTGCCCCCGTATCACCCTGTTCTGAAGCGGCCGAAGCGCGGCAGGCAATCCAAAGTTTACATATTTATCCATCTGCTCCGGCGGGACGACCACCGAGAAGTCCCCACATTCCAGCACAGCCTCCTGAATAATTATGGGCATAGCTTCCTTGGGCGGCTCGTTGCGAACCCAATCCTTGAATATTTTAATACTGCCATCTTTGAACTGGAGCAGTGCTGCGGCGGTCATGGCGGGGGTTGCAGACACGCAAAGGTATCGCGGCGTCTTGCCGTCGATCTCCAGATCATTGAAGACGTTCTCCGAAGTGAAGTCCTCGTATATGGGTTTGCCTGCTCTCATCCTTATAGCATACGCGAGGGCGTTCGGGACGTCCACCCGTCCGGTAGGGAAAGAGAGTAGCTCACCCTCCAGATCCGGTAGAGATTTAACATGCACCACATCACCTGCCGTATAGAAGGGTTGCAAGGAAGATATAAAACTATTTTTATCTCTCGGCGCCCGTTGTGGGTAGAGGGGAATACTGACGCCCCTCTTAACTTGCTCGGCCCTGAGGGGCTGCATAATGAACTCTTCCAGACCATCGGCTTCTACCCCTACTTTAGCAGGATTATATTTCTCATTGAGTTTACAGATTGTATCTATAATCTCATCCGGCTTGTGGAAGGCCCCGAACGCCTCTAGCACGTAGAGCGTCCTCCCTATCCATGACCATACCGTATAACCGGTCCGGGCGCTAGTACGCGCATTGACTGTACGCGCGGGGTCCACCATGACCTCCACGGCATTAAACCCGGAAGGGATAGCCGCAATCCTGAACATCCCGGCCTTGAATGGTTTGCTGGCTGCATCCTCCGCCCGGCACATGTACTCCTGCTCGAACTCGGTTATAGACCCACCCGACCGATAAGTCTCCCTCAACTCCTCGATATGGGACAGGGGGAAGCGGTCAGGCCATGAGGCCACGTCTTCTCCGGTGTCTGCTATGTAACAAACAGGCACCACGATGGATTCAAAACTATCACTGTTGACGCACTCCTCAACATAACTCTTCGGATGCAGCGGCGTGCCCAGGACCCTGATCTTCCCCGTGATCGGAACCAACGCGGGGTATAGACTACCCGTCACCCAGCGTTTGATCTTGTACCGCGCCTCGGGCGTCTGCACGTTCTCCTCATCCTCCAGGTCGTCCACCAGCGCAAGGTCAGGCCTGTCACCCTCCGCCGTCTTGGATCCCCGTAGCGACTGCCGCGCGCCGTATGCCTTGATCCTGGCGCCGTTCATGAGCACAATCTCGCTCTCCGTCCACACAGGACCCACCTGCGGCCCGAACAACTCCATAATCAACTCGTTGGTTTCCAGCTCATGCTTGATAGCCGACATCCGCTCGCAGGCAGAGTCATAGCTGTTACCTATCAGCAGGGGATATCGGAAGTCGCGGAACAGGCTGCCGAGGATGACGTACTCCTCCGCCAGCGTGGACTTGGCACTGCCGCGAAAACACTTGGCGACGACCTTGGACCGGGGAGAGTAGAAGGCCTTGAGGATGCGGTTGTGAAATTCTGGGGTGGTGTTCTTGTGTCGGTGTTCGAACAGATACCGGTGGGCTAGGAACCTGTCGGCGTATAGCATCTCGATCAGCTTGGCCTTGTGGTCCATCATTTCACCCGTAAATATAATCGTGGTTTAGGGCCGCGATTGTTCGGATTGACACCGGACGAATATGGTTTACTTATGAACATACCCTCTCTGCATAGCCCGCAAAGAGTAACCTGGAAGCTCTCAAACTCAAGATCCTCGTTTATATACTCCGCCATGATGAAAAGGTCATGGGCTGTCACCCAACAGAACGTCGGGGCGAGCCGCCTAAGGATTGACGTGGGCATATTGTTTGGTTTGTTAGGGCCTCTTATTCTTGGTGCCCTCATCCAACCCTCTCCCAAGCATAGCTGTCCTTGAGGAACTGATGGAAATAGCCTCCCGGAGAACTGGCCTGAAGCAGGTCGTCGGCCTCGATCTCACTCACGCCGTCGGCTTTATAAATACCGCCGGATCGAAACTCAATGTATAGCGCCCCACCCTTATACCAGACGTTGGACAGGTTGCTGGATGAGACCGGGGTGGGTTCTTCGGATATCATAGGGAGCCTTCGCGGTGGGGGGTTTCAGTGTCCTCTGGGGGGGCGAACCGTGGCCACAGGGTCTCGTCAGGCTTGCGGGCATAGGCCTTGGCTGGGGTGGCGTGTTGGGCCTCGTAGGGCGGCGCCTGGATGTGGGACTGTAACTGGTGCCTGATATCCCGCATCCGTTTAATCTCGCGGCGGATATAGTACTCGGCTTTCTGGAGGTCTTCGATCTCCTTGGCCGGATCCTTCACACCGGCACGCCAGATATACTTTATGGCATTGCCACGGTTAAAATTGAAATGCTCGGTCACGTCGATGGTTTCTACACCTGACGGGAGGCTGCGGTAATGCGAAGGAGAGTTTACGTTGTCCACCATGATTTGAAGATGGCAGGGTTTATGGGTGGAGTAAAGAGGTTTTTGAAATTTTTCGGGGTTTTAGATTGAGGGGTATAATTTTAAATCCGAAAATCCTGGAACCCTTTCGTTTCTCAAGTTACTATATCTAACCATTTAATATGTAAACATTTGCATTATGGAACGTTGTCGGCCCGGCATAGTCCTATCGGCAGTATACGCCGACTACATAACTACGTTGTTTATGTATTACATATATCTTAATACCATAACGTTCCGCCACAGCGTATAGGGCCTCTGGCGTAACTAAGCGCTTAGCTATCTTAGTTCTGCCGCCAAAAGTTATTAAACGGCCTATAACTCGCGCGCTTATTTGAGTATGGGTTTTTAAATCATTTTCCACCTTGGAACCTCCAAATAGAATCAATAAGATAGCAATTGAGTAATATAGACCGAATCGCAGGTTAGTCAATGATTATCTAATTACCATAAACAAGTAATG